GGCAAGGGGATCGTCGAGCACGAGTACATCTTTGACGAGGTTAGGTCCTATTGTGCAGAAAACAAGGTCCTCATGGACCACGTCGATGCGAAGGGCAACAAGACCAAGATCAACGTCAGCATTTCTGGGACTGGCGCCTGGAAAGAGCTCACGGTCAATGATGAGACGACGGGAGAGGTCATCCTCGAGAAGAAGTTCTACAAGAACGACTTTGGTGAGATCATGAAGGACCCTGCGTACAAAGTCTTCGTCGACAAGGTCATCGAAGCGGCGTACACCATCAATGGCGGGGCGAAACACGAAGCTGGCGAAGGAGAGTCGCCTGACACTGACGAAGGAGAAGCGACCTCAGATGTCTAACATCAATGTCAAATTGGTGAAACTAGACTCGACCGTGCCGACACCCGCCTATCAAACGGCGGGTTCGGCCGGCTGTGATGCACACGCCGCCAAGGACGTGAGAATTCACCCGGGTGATAGGGTGTTAGTCCCCACCGGACTGCGGATGGAAATTCCTGAGGGCTTTGAGTGCCAGATCCGGCCTCGCTCGAGCCTTGCCTTGAAGCACGGGGTCGTAGTCTTCAACACGCCCTCGACCATTGATGCGGATTATCGCGGTGAAGTCGGCGTGCTGCTTATCAACAATGGCACCCAAAGTTTCGACATCAAGAAGGGTGATCGAATCGCCCAATTCGTTTTTGCACCAGTCACGGTTGCTTCGTTTGAGGTTGTTGAAGAACTTAGCGACACCCAACGTGGAACGGGAGGCTGGGGATCGACCGGTCGGAGCTGAAACATGAAGAACGCAAAAGAGTTTCTGGAGCTGTGTCGTCGGCGTTTTCCATCGACCCGACCTCATCAATCACATCGACTCGAGCTGCAGGGCGACCACCTAGTGTTGACCCTGATGTTAGGTGACACGTATCAGGTGTTCGACCTGACGGAAGGCGACCTTGAGAAGTCAGCACCCCAACTTTTGGCAGAGGTCGCAACCCTATTCAAGCGACCTCGTGGGGGAACGAAGCCCCCGGGTAAGCCAACGCCAGCAGCCTAACGACGGGTTCTTTCGTCATCGTCGGGTTTATACGGAACACGTTTAGTGTCTCCGTCACGCCCGCGCTTGGGCCCAGCAGTGCTAGCATCACTTGGCGCGGGATTCTTCTTGGGCTTAGCAGTACGGGCGTCCTGAGGCGCAGCCTGTTTCGTCTTATCAGGCCTCTGCTGGGTCTTCTTATCCTTGCTGGTGTCAGGCGCCGGGCTGGGTGAGCGTGTTTTTGACGGTTTTGACTTCCCGTCAAGATCGGCTTGGACATCGCCCCAGTCGAGACCCGCATTCCAGTCAACGTCCTTTTCTTCAGGTTCAGGTTGTTTCGACTTGTAGTGATCGTTCCAGACACCCTCGGTGAAACCGTAGTCCAACAGGACGCATCGCCCATCGGGCGTTTTCCCCCAGTGTCCAATTTCTCCTAAGTCACCGTAGACCAGGTTGTTAGATTTGGCGACCGTGATTGCGGATTGAGTGAACTCGTCAGGCCATACTTTTTCGCCTTTGAGCGCCCCGCGAAGCGTCATGCGAAAATCTTCCCAATCAGTTCCGGTGATCTGTGCAAATTCATCTTCGCTTCCTCTTTGAAGCGGTTTGACCAGGTCAGAGATCACCCAACGATTTTCATTGTCAGCACCGTAGATCTTGGCCACGACCCCCTTGGTCTTCGGATTAGTGAAGACATCGAGCTCGGCTTCGTTCTGAGCGATCCCCTTTTCATTGAGGGCGATCTTTAGGGCGTATTTACTGCTCAGGGTGAACGCGCGGCGTGAAGAGCCTTCACCCAAAGGTTCAAGGTACTGATTGGCATAGACCAGCATCATGTGTGCAGAATCCAAAGCCTTGAACTTTTTCAGGTCGAATCTCTCGCCAAATTTGCTCTTCGAGTTCTTTGCCGTGCGGATCTTTTCGATCATCAGGGACACGTACTCCCTTAGCAAGATGGCGTTCATGGTTTAAGTAGGCGCATGTACTGCATCCGTAGATCGGAGTAACCTTTACAACATGTCCGAAGCGCGTCCAGTTGTCATTGTCGACGCGATGAATCTTTTCGTTCGTAGCTACTGTGCTTATCCAACGATGTCATCGCACGGATATCAGATGGGAGGCTGTGTTGGCTTCCTGAAGACACTCAAGAGGATTGTCTTTGAGATCCAGCCGTCTGCAGTCTACATTTGTTGGGAGGGAGGAGGCTCTAGTCGGCGACGATCTTTGTTGGCTGATTACAAGCTGAACCGTGCGCCTGGAAAACTGAATCGATTCTATGAAGACGACATTCCTGATTCAGAAGAGAACAGGAAACATCAAGTAGAGGCATTGCTTGACATGATGCGCTGTGCGCCTGTTTGTCAGCTCTATGCCTCAGACTGCGAAGGGGACGATTTGGTCGCCTACCTATGTCGCGGACCGATGCGGAACTCGGAAAAGGTCATCGTGTCATCAGACAAGGATCTTTATCAACTCCTGGATGACAAGACGAAGATCTACAGCCTCCACAAGAAGACGTTCGTCACCGGCGCAACAGTGATGGAGGAATTCAAGGTACAAGCCAAGCACTTTGCTTTGGCGAAGGCGTTGTGTGGCGATCCGGGAGACAATGTTCCTGGTGTGAAGGGCGTTGGCTTCAAGACGGTCTCACGATTGTTTCCGATGATGGGCTTGGAGGATGACATCTTGCTGCAGGACGTCATTGACTACTCTCATACCCATGCAGATGAATCGCGAATCTTCAAAAGGATCATTGAGTGTGAGGATGATGTCCGTCGGAACTGGAAGCTAGTGTACCTTGACGGCAGCATGGTGCCCGCGGCTCAGCAAGCTCGGGTCGATCAATTTATTCAGAATTTCATTCCCAAAGCGAACCGTGTCAGGTTAGTGAAACTGTTGGTGAAGGAAGGCATCAACGACTTTGACACGGAAGACTTCTTTTACTCCTTCCACAGCATCGACAACCTTCAGATGACGACCGGAGAACAATGAGCGAAGCACAGGCAGCGATCAGCGCAGCACAGAAGGCCACTTTCGGCCAGTATGGCAAGTCGTTTCAAGAGAAAATTATGCAGGCGCTCCTCAGCGATCGTCCCTGGGCTGAGCAGATGTTGGAGGTCTTTGACACCTCGTACTTTGAGCTCAAGTACCTGCAGTTCTTGGCGGAGCGCTACTTTGGCCATGCCAAGAAATACAAGGTCTTCCCAACGTTGCAATTGCTGGTCACCATTATTCGTGATGAGCTAAAGATTGGCACTGACGCCATCTTGCGAGAACAGATCATCGATTACTTGACTCGGATGCGAGCGAATCCGGATCCGGGCGACCTGCAGTACGTCAAAGAGAAGGCGCTTGATTTCTGTCGCAAGCAAGCTCTGAAGCAGGAGCTGGTCATTGCGGTCGACAAGATGCAGGCTGGCAAGTATGAGGAGATTGTCGAGGGAATTAAGAAAGCCGTCTGTGTTGGTACCACACCAGCACTAGGACTTGAATTTTTTGAGGACCATGAGAGTAGGTTCACGCTCCTCCAGCGTAACGCAATTGCCTCAGGCCTCGATGAGCTCGATCGGAAGGACATCCTCAACGGCGGCCTAGGCGCTGGCGAAATTGGCGTCGTTGTCGCCGCCACAGGCGTCGGAAAGAGCCACTTTTTGACGATGCTCGGAGCCAACGCTCTCCGAAATGGCGTCGACGTTCTTCACTACACGTTAGAGCTTTCAGAGTCAGCTGTCGGCCTTCGATATGACAGTAACTTGTGTGATCTAGACTCTAATGTGATCATTGAAAACAAAGAGAAGGTCCTGCAGGTCTACAAGACCCAAAAGTTGGGTCGACTCATCATCAAAGAGTTTCCGACCAATTCGGCGACCATCTACACGCTTCGAGCTCACATTGAGCGCCTGGACATCAAGGGGTTTCGACCTGGTCTGATCATCATCGACTACGCAGACATCATGCGATCGACGCGGCAGTATGACTCACTGCGGCACGAACTAAAGTTGATCTACGAAGAACTACGTGGATTTGCTTCTGAAAAGAAGATCCCGATCTGGACGGCCTCACAGTCTAACAAGGAAGGATCGAGCGCCGAGGTCGTTGATCTCAGCAACATGAGTGAGGCCTATGGCAAGGCCATGGTTGCGGACGTGGTGCTTAGCATCTCTCGTCGAGCATTTGAAAAATCCTCAGGTCATGGCAGGTTGTATGTTGCCAAGAACCGCGCTGGACGTGACGGTTTGCAATTTCCAGTCATGATCGATACTGCCCGAAGCAAATTTGCAATCTGTGGCCAGGCTGCAGGACTTGAGACTGCTGCGTCAGAAGACGAAGATGCAGTGAAAAAGGCCCTGCGTAACAAGTGGAAGGAACTAAAGAATGACGGGTTCCTGAAGCCAACCACACCGTCTGAAACTGACCCATCCTAGTGATAGTTATGGGACAATCACGTGTCATCGAGTCTGCCGGCGACTCGACCACGAATTACCACCTGGAGAACCAGGAGAGAGTGATTTGATGAGGTCGTACACTTACGATGAGGCACGTGTTGCCTCGCTTGCATACTTCTCGGGTGATGATCTTGCGGCAGAAGTTTTTGTCGGAAAGTACGCTCTTAAAGATTTGAAGGGCACAATTTATGAGGCCAGTCCGAGCGACATGCATCGACGATTGGCTCGTGAATTTGCTCGGATCGAACAGAAGTACCCAAATCCCATGGGCGAGGATGAGATCTACGAACTGCTGAACACATGGAACGTGGTGGCGCAAGGAAGCCCCATGTCAGCGATCGGCAATCCGTACCAATTCCAGTCGTTGTCAAATTGTTTTGTCGTTGAGTCGCCTCAGGACTCTTACGGCGGCATCATGAAGACCGACCAGGAACAGGCACAGATCATGAAGCGCCGCGGCGGCGTGGGCTTCGACATCTCGACCATCAGACCTCGTGGTATCGTGACCGCCAACGCCGCAAGGACCACTGACGGCATTGGCGTCTTCATGGAACGCTTTAGCAACACGTGCCGTGAGGTCGCCCAAGGCGGCCGCCGTGGAGCCTTGATGTTGACGGTCTCGGTGCACCACCCAGAGATTCGTACGTTCATCAACATCAAACGTGATAAGAAGAAAGTCACCGGAGCCAACATCTCAATCCGGCTCACCGATGAATTCATGAATGCCGTTAAGGCCGGCGAGAAGGTACAACTGCGCTTTCCTGTTGAGAAAAACGCAAAACACCTCATCGAAGAAGACGTTGATGCTGCACAATTGTGGCATGAGATCATCGCAGCCGCCCATGAGTCGGCGGAGCCTGGGTTATTGTTTTGGGACACTGTCCAGCGTCGTGGACCGGCTGATGCATATGCAAAGTTTGGTTATGGTTCGACGTCAACCAATCCATGTGGCGAGATCACCTTGTCACCGTACGATTCTTGTCGTTTGTTGCTCGACAACCTCGCCGCGTTCGTTAAGGACCCGTTTACGTCCAAGGCTTCATTTGACTTCGAACGTTTCAATGACGTTGTCATGAAATCTCAACGACTGATGGACGACCTGGTCGACCTTGAGCTCGAGGCCGTGGATCGAATCATCAATAAGGTCAAGTCTGATCCTGAATCCGAAGACGTCAAGCGTCTGGAGCTTGAGCTGTGGATCAAGATTCGCAATGCCGCCGTCAATGGACGTCGAACAGGACTCGGAATCACCGCTTTGGGCGACGCACTGGCGTACCTTGGCATCAGGTACGGCAGCGATGAGTCGGTTGAGATGACCGGTAAGATTTATCGTGCCTTGGCGTTGGGAGCATATCGTTCATCCGTTCAGATGGCACAGGAACGTGGTGCATTTCCAATCTTTTCACACGAAGTGGAGAAAGACCACGAATTCATCAAGCAGATCATGGCTGAGGATGAAGACCTTCGTCGTGACTACTACACGCACGGTCGACGTAACATCGCCTTGACGACGACGGCACCCGCTGGATCAGTTTCAATCTTGACGCAGACGACGTCAGGTTGTGAACCGGTCTTCATGATGAGCTACAAGCGACGCAAGAAGATCAATCCTAACGACCAAGAAGCACGCGTTGACTTCGTCGATGCGATGGGCGACCGTTGGCAGGAGTACGTCGTCTACCATCCGGGCGTCAAAAAGTGGATGGACGTCACCGGTGAGACAGATGAGTCCAAGTCGCCCTACGCAGGTGCGACCAGCAATGATATCGATTGGGTCAAGAAGATCGACGTCCAAGCCGCAGCACAGAAGTGGATCTGCCACTCCATCTCGAATACCACCAACATCCCACACGACACGTCGATTGACGTGGTCAAACAGATCTACCTTCGAGGTTGGGAGACCGGTTGCAAGGGGGTCACCATCTACCGTGACGGCTCACGTGATGGCGTCCTGCTCAAGGACGAGAAGGCCGACAAGGAAAAAGAGGAGCTCGTCGAGGACATCAAGTTCCTCGTCAACCACGCTCCGAAGCGTCCCAAGGAACTGGAGTGCGACGTCCATCGCGTGAGCGTCAAAGGAGAACAATACCTCGTTCTTGTGGGTCTCTATGACGGTCGACCTTACGAGGTCTTCGCCGGACTCAGCGAACAGGTTGAGATTCCAAAGAAAACCAAGAAGGCTGTCCTGATCAAGAATGGGAAGAAGGAAGGCATCGCCACGTACAACCTTCGGATTCCAGTTGGAGACGACGACAGTCTCTTATTGAAGGACGTGGTCTCGATGTTCGACAATCCGAACTACGGCGCTTTCACCCGAACGATCAGCCTGGCCTTGCGTCATGGCGTCCCAGTCCAGTACCTCGTCGAGCAACTTCGTAAGGACAAACACAGCGACATGACGTCGTTCAACACAATCATCGCTCGAGTCCTAAGCAAGAGCTACATCCCAGACGGTACCAAGGCGACCATCGAGAAATCTTGTCCGCAGTGTAACAGCACCAACCTCGCATACCAGCAAGGATGTGCCACATGCATGGATTGCGGGAACAGCAAGTGCGGGTGATAGTTATCTTTCGTGAAGACGACCGTTGGACACCTACGCCGCGTAATCCGTGAGGAGTTCCTACACGGTGTGCCTGAATGGCAATTGCGTGATGACACAAAACAGTTTGTCGATCGAATTCGTGACCGAATCACCAGCTATGTTCTAGTCAACAAAAGCGAGACTGGCGCGGGTCGGCAAGAGGCCATTCAAGCTATGAATGACGTTTGCGATCAACTCGAAGAACGAGTTTATGACGTTCTAGAAGATCAGCTCTACAACTTCACTCGCAAGGTCTAGTTGTCGCATGGTCGATCGAAATGAGGCATTGCGTCTGGCTGACTACGAGTCGTGTGCCGACTGTCGTCACTTTAAAGCATGGCATCATGATGGAAAGTGTTCTGGATCCACAGAGGGCGATCGAGACGACCTGGTCTTAGATTGTGGCTGTGTGAGTTTCGTCTCTTCTGAGCCACACTGACGTCAGAACATTGATCTGGGCAGGTGATATTGTCCGGAGCATGGAACAACACTACGTCGAGTGTCAGTGTAGTGATTTCAATCACGTTGTTCGTTTCGTCTTAGATGAAAAGGACGGCGAAGTCTGGCTCGAGGTCAACATCAATCCCTACTTGCCGTGGTATAAGCGAGTGTGGGAGGCGGTTCGCTACGTCCTCGGCATGCGGGCTGCATACGGCCACTACGACGTCACGATGCTACGAGACGAAGATTACGTTAGGCTCCACGCTCTGTTGGATCGATCGAGCCTCATCAAGCGACAGGTGACCCTTAGGGGCCCTCAAGAAAAACTCGTGCTCAACGGATAGGGACAACAATGGCATACAATGCAAAGATTTTGAAGGACAGCCTGAGCCCGGCGGGGGTTCGACTCACCACGCTCGAGGTGACGTTTCCGAGGATCGTGTTGGCTGAATTCAACACCCACCGCGTCTTTAGCCGGAACAGCGCATCCAGTCGGGCCATCCCGGTCGAAAAGATGCTCAAGAAGGTTCAAGAAGATCCCTTCATTCCGATCTACTGGGGAAAGAATCAGAAGGGCATGCAGGCTGAGCAGGAAATGTTGCCATCAGAACAGGCCTGGGCCGAGACTGAGTGGCTCGAGGCACGCGACGCTGCGATCAAACATGCTGAGCAATTACTTGCGATCGGAATTCATAAGCAGATCACCAATCGTTTGCTCGAGCCATGGTTGTGGCACACGGTCATCGTGACAGCGACGGAGTGGGACAATTGGCGTGGCCTGCGCTGTAACAAGGACGCTCAGCCGGAGATTCGCAAGATCGCTGACATGATGTCGGAGTTGCTTGACAACAGTCAACCTTCGTACGTGGGGACCAATGACTGGCACCTGCCGCTAGTCGATGACTTTTATGCCTTGAAGACGGCCGGCTATTCATTGAATGACATCGTCAAGATCTGCATCGGTCGTTGCACTCGTGTGTCGTACTTGACACACGATGGAAAGCGTGATCCTGCTGCAGACATTGAGTTGTGCGAACGCTTACTGAAGAGTGGCCACATGAGCCCATTTGAACACGCAGCGCGCCCGATGACTGAGGATTATGCACAGTCAATCGTTCTCAACCAGATGATCTCCGCCGGCTCGGCACCTGAAGTTGATGTAAAAGAGGTGTTTTGCGCTAATTTCAGGGGATGGGTTCAGGCTCGGAAATTGATTCGAGATGAAGATAACTTTTTGAAGGTCTTGGGCGCAGATCGTACGCTTGAGCTGTAAATCACTCGTCTCCCAAGACACGTGACGTTTTGGCGTGTTCCACGATCGCCTGTCGTTTTTCAGGATGGGCTTTCGCGGCCGCCGCGTCCGCGTCAACATTTGGGTTCCATGCCTTGAAGTAATTGCCATGGCCGATCGCTAGATGACACTCATTCGGACCCATACACAATGAGATCAAATTGGCGGGGTCGAGCTCTAGCGCTGGAAACAGGTGAAATGGCTGCTTGTGGTGCACCTGAATCTTTTCTTTTGAACCACATGCAGCACACGTTGGGTGGGCCGCTCGAAAGGCTCGTTCGACACTCGGCCATCGTGATGAACGCTTGCCCCCAGTTGATAGATCGCGGGTGGCATTGCGAACTGTGTTGATCACGTGAGTGAAGAATTTAAGCATGATCAAAATATTCGATATGATGAAGTGACGTGACCTATTGGCAGTTTAGAAAGTAGAGTGTGGTGACATGGCAAAGATCGTCGTCTTCGAAGGACCTGATAAGGTTGGGAAAGAAACGCAATCGAAGTTGCTGCAACAAACGTTGTGCGACTCGGGCTACCGCGCGCTTCGGGTCGAAGTCCCATCAAAGGCGTGTCCGCGGTCTTATCGGTTGATCTACTGGATGTTGAAGAATGGGTCGGCAAAGCGCCTGCCAAATGTCTTCCAGTTCGTTCAATTCCTCAATAAGTGGTTGTTTCAACTACGGGTCCTTCCTGGACTTCTGAAAAATACTGACATCGTCATCTTTGACCGATGGAGCCTGTCGGCAGTAATCTACGGTAACGCCACGGGCGTCAATGAGACGCTCAATATGTGGTTCTATAATCGCCTTCGAAAGGCTGATGTCACTGTCGTCATGTGTGAGAAGTCGTTTCGTCGGTCAACAACCCAGGACGACTCCTACGAGAAGGACAGTGAACTGCAGATTCGAGTTCGAGACGGTTATCGGGAGTGGGCGGTGACCCACGCGACAGATCACGTCTTGGTCAAGAACGACAAGCCGGTCGATCAGGTTCACAAAGACATCGTGATTGATCTTTGTTTGAACGGTGTCCCATGAAATATCAGGTCATCCTTGCCGACCCGCCTTGGGGCTTTGATGACGGCCTCAAGAAGATGAAGCGCAAGGTCAAGCGCTCAGCAGCTTCACACTATCGGACGATGACCTCGAAACAGGTCATGGCCTTGCCCGTCAAAGGACTCGTCGATCCGGCGGGATGCGTCCTTGCCTTATGGGTCCCGGGTTCGATGTTGCAGGATGGACTCGACGTGATGAAAGCGTGGGGCTTCAAACAGAAGCAAATTTTCGTCTGGGTCAAACTGAAGAAGGACTACGCCAAAGAAAAAGATCGTCAAAAGATCACCCGTGTCGGCATGGGTCGGCTCTTTCGACAATCACATGAGATTGCTTTGATTGGAACGGCCGGGAAGAGCATCTATCCCTTGTTGAAGGACAAGGGACAACGTAGTGTGATGTTTGACCTCAACATGGGTCACTCAATCAAGCCTGATACCCTCCACGTACGTTTAGATTTGATGTTTCCCACGGCGAACAAAGTGGAGATGTTCGCCCGTCGGTCACAACCAGGTTGGACGTGTCTCGGTGACGGGATTGATGGAAAGGACATCAATACGGCGTTACAGGAGCTCGCCGCATTGTAGGATCACATGTGAGGAAAACATGTCAGAAATGAAATTTGCAGACAGCGTGTGGCACCGAGTCGTACAGATCGTTCAGGAGGGCATGCTGATGGGATTCGACGTGAGCGATGGCCTGCGCCAGGTTCGAGTGGTGCCTGATGAATCAGATCCCAACGTTCTTGTCTTGTCTGCTGATTATCAGAAGCAGGTCAAGGAGATGCATGAAAAGATGCTGCAACAGGCACGTGAAGTGCAGGCAGCACAGACTGGAAACAAGTTCATCATCTCGGGCGGTGGCGGTGACAGAAATTGAACTCCTTCTTCTCACCGCGTTGCTCATTTTCTGTTGGGTGTTTCCAGGAGAGGGATTTGACGTGAGTGAAGAGAGTGGAGTGCCGCCCGTGAAACCGACGTCAGGCTCGTGGCGTAAAGATGCAGAGGCCCTCTTGGAGATGGGCGCGAGGTCAATTGACGCCACGACAGTTCGAGGTCTTCTAGAAGAAGATCGATTGTCACACATGTGGGTTCAACAAGACGCTTTCATGCGTTTGTTGCAGGCGAAACGTGGATTTCCTGAATTCCCGACTGACATCACTTCAAAAAAGGGTCAACAGTTTCTGAAAGATATCAGAAACCACCTCATGGAAGAGCTGTTCGAGGCCGGTCAACACTTGAAAAACGCTAAGTCGCATCGAGCGACTGAACTACCTGAAGTTGATCGTGACGCCTACGTCGAGGAATTGGTTGATGCCTTGCACCTGTACCTCGAACTGGTCATTGCCTCGGGGGTCACGCTGGAAGAGTTGTACGAGGCCTATATGAAGAAGGGCGACGTCAACTTTGAGCGGATCAAGGGCGGTTATTAGTTCGACGTTCCCTTGAACGGGATGCCCTTCATCACGTAGTACGTGCTAAGCAGGTCCATCGCTTCGGACCAATCGTCGTGTGCCGCTTTTTCTTCAGCGGTCTTAATGTCTTCGGGACCCGCTCCCATTCGAGATCCGGCCCACTTGATGAGGTCGAGCATTGCCTTTTTCTGTTCAGGAGTTTGTGGCTTCTTCAATGGAACAGGCGCCTCACAGAGGATTGATCTCAACATGCCCAGTGTCATCCGCATGGCCGTAAGTAGGCGTGGTGTAGTATGTACCTGACATGAACGAACAACCCATTCAAACGGTCAACATGGTACGAATCGGTGGCACAGCCGGAAATCCCAATACCGGCCAACCGTGGATCGGTGATTTCCCACCATCACCAGTTCAACCCGGCATTATCACGTTGCCTCATGTCGTTCCTAACACTTCAATCCCAAACATTTGGGATCATGGTTGTAGTAGCATCATCACCATCGGTTCATCGATGCCGTGGAAGCTCGAAGTCAAACACGATCGTATCAATGCGATGATTGACGTGCCAGGTTGTAAGGCCGAGGGAATCGAGCTGGAGTTGACTAACGGCAAGCTCAGCGTCAAGGCGACACGATCGAAGGCCGGCGGCTATTCTCACTTCGACACTTTCATCGGTATGGACTATGATCCTGAGACAGCTGAGGCCGAGCTCGAGGACGGCGTCCTGACCGTCACGGTGATGCGATTCAAGGATAAGATCGCGAAGCGAATCACTGTCAAGAAAAAGTGACGTAGGGGCCTTTCCGACCCACGTGCCGTGTTTAACGTTTTCTGCATCAGGGCCTGAGCGCTCTGAGGAAGGAAAAGTGAAAACACCATGCTAGCCAAGTACTATGACACCATGGCCAAACGCGATCCCTTCGATGGGCTGTGGAAAACATTTGAATCTCTGAACAGCCAAGACCTCTTCGGCGACTTGTTTTCAGATTTCAAACACCTGAACACCGAGACTCGAACCAGTCGGGTTGAACAAACGGATACCGAAATGATTGCGAGTTTCGACCTGCCGGGCGTCAAACCGGGAGAGGTCGAGATCAACGTGGTCGATCAGGCTTTGACGATAACGTACACGTTACGTGGCAAGAAGCAGACACAGCAGTACACCATTAGAAACGATTACGATGCCAGCGCGGCGGTCGCAAAAATGGAACATGGTGTGCTCGAATTGAGGTTACCTCGTATTTCGAAGACAAAGGGAAAGAAAATCAACATCGAAGTTAAGTGAAGTGCATCACTAAGAGTGATGCAAAATCAGGCCGCCGAGATGGTAAATTGCTACCAGTTCGCGGCCTGACACTTTTCTAGGGCTGCGAGAAGGCAACCATGAACTTCGACGTCAAATCACGTACCGTCTTTTTCTGCCGCCATGGCAGCCACGCGTACGGACTCAATGTTCCGACTTCCGACGAGGACTTCAAGGGCGTCTGCATCAAGCCCAAGGAGGCCTACTTCGGCTTCACTCAGCGCTTTGAACAGCACGAGCACATGGGCTCCAAGTCCGATGGCGTCGATAGCGTCACTTACTCTCTCGACAAGTTCGCGTCTCTGGCGACGGATTGCAACCCAAACATCATCGAGATTCTCCACGTTTCTGACAAGCACGTGTTGCAGATCGATGAGTTTGGCGAGGAACTTCGCGCTAATCGTGACATGTTCCTGTCAAAGAAGGCGAAGTTCACCTTCTCAGGCTATGCTCACGCTCAACTTCACAGGATCAAGACGCATCGGGCCTGGCTGCTGAATCCGCCCAAGGCAGCACCAGAACGCGAGGACTTCGGTCTGTCTGATTCCTTGAAGGTCAGCAAGTCCGAGCTCGGCGCGTTCAATTCGATGATCGATCAGGGGCACGATCTTTCGAGTCTCAACGCCTTCATCTCAGATGAAACGTTTTGGGAACGATTGGTGCGGTCAGCACGTTATGTCTTCGGTCGCAGCGTCGGGCCGAGCGATGTCGTCACTCTTTTCACTCGTGAGAAGGCATATCAGGCGGCGAAGACACACTACGACCAGTACTTGAATTGGGTCAAGACTCGGAATCCAAAGCGAGCGGAATCTGAGGCCAAGTACGGGTACGACACCAAGCATGGCATGCACCTTCGTCGGCTCCAACGCATGGCCAGGGAAATCTTGGTCGATCACAAGGTCTATGTTGATCGTGAAGCACGCGGAGACCGCGAAGATCTACTCGATGTTAGGTTTGGTCGGGTGCCCTACGACGACCTGGTTGAAGATGCAGAAAACATCGAAAAGGAGTGTGAGGAGCTCTACAAGACCTCTACTCTTCGAAGAGAGTCTGATCGAGTTGCGATCGATCGGATGATCGTCGACATGACTGAGCGTTATCTACGTCAGCACGGGTAACTGGCTGGGCCTTACCTACAGTAGGGCCCATGCTTTTTCTCCTGACGCTACTCACCTCTATCGTGATCGCTAGTTTTCTCGGACATCTGACACACTGGGCAATTCACCAGCGTTGGTCCGGTCCTGCACATCGCGGACACATGGACCACCACTTGAAACAATACCCGCCGACGTCTTTGACATCCATGGGCAAGTACAAGTCGGCAAAATGGTATCACAGTGGTCCATTCCTCTTTACACCTGTCTTTCTGATTATTCTAGCGGCCGCCGGTGGGTTGGCCTACACGCTTGAGGTGCCCCTTTGGGCCGTCGCGACCTTGGGTGTGACGTTGTTAACCTACGGACTCGGCAATGACTGGGTACATGACACCTTTCACGTTCAAGACCACTGGTTGAGCCAGTTCTCTTGGTATCGACGCAAACGTGAAGAACACTACGTTCACCACCGCAACATGCGTCGTAATTTTGGAATCGTTTCGTTCACTTGGGACCGAGTTTTCGGGACGTACAAAGAGCAGTGAAAATCGGCCTCCGCGAGGCATAAAATGCCGTCATGGGTCGGTGTTGGAGCTGTTGCCAAGAAAATTGTGGCTTTGGACCGTGCTCGTGTTCGTGTCACGGTGGTGAAGGCAATGCCGCATATCGGGTTCAACCAAAGTCAGAACCGCCGCCGGCGGTCGAGCCTCAGGCGGTAGACTACACCTTCTACGCGGTCGCCGACCGCGACGACTTGAAGACCGCACGTTGGTACCGCACCTACTCAACTTCAGGTTCGAGTGGTTTCGTTAATGACCTAGAGAGCGCAAAGATCTGGGTCCGTCGTGCTCTCGCAAAGAGCAAATGCACGCAGCTTGGACCTTCAACGCGTCTCGTCGAATTTGTGGTCACCAAAGTCAACGTCATTGACAACAGCGAACACATCAAAAAGGCCGTCGAAAAGAAACGTCAAGAAGAAGTTCGCCGGGCCGAGGCTGTCAAACAACAGCAAATTGAGCTAGCAAAACTCGAAATCGAACGAGCCCAAGAGCGGCTCAGGAAGCTACAAGGACAGTGATGCGTACGCTATGGATTTTCAAGGGTCTGCCAGGTTCAGGAAAGTCGACGGAGGCCGCGGCCCTCATCAAGAAGGAGCCGAACCGGTGGGTTCGCATCAACCGCGACGACCTACGTGGCATGTGTGTCGGTCCGGGCAACAACCCGCACGGTAATCGCAATCGTGAGGACCTCGTTCGCAACATGAAGAACGAGCTCATCCGTCAGGCCTTTCGTGAAGGATACGACGTCATCCTCGATGACACTCACTTGGTCAACACCACGGTCAAGAAGCTCCATGAACTGGCAATGTCAATCGGCGATGTCAAGGTCATCGAGAAGGGCGTCAATGTTGATGTGGAGACCTGTATCGAGCGCGACTCGAAGCGCACTGGGTTCGCTAAGGTCGGTGAGAAGGTGATCAAGGATTTCGCCAAGCTCGCTGGCATCGACAAGGGTCGCAAGCTGTCCGATAAGGAGGCGTACTACGCTCCTCGTTGGGCACCCGGCGGGGGAGGCGACAATGGCACCCTCTACAAGCCCGATCCGAACCTGTTGACGACCATCGACTGCGACCTGGACGGAACCACGTCGCTGCTCAACGGGCGGTCGCCCTACGACGCGTCCAACTGCGACAAGGACCCGCCCAACACGCCGGTCGTCGAGACCATCAAGGCGATGTATGCGTACTTGGTTGCACAGGCTCCGGCTGACAGGAAGAAGGACATCAAGATCATCTTCACGTCCGGCCGCGAGGATAAGTACCGCGAGCCGACCGAGAGGTTCCTCGCGGAACACCTCCCAGGCATCCCGTACCTCCTCTACATGAGGAAGACGAGCGACATGCGCAAGGACTCCATCATCAAGCGTGAGATGTTCGATGAGAACATCAAAGGCAAGTGGAACATCCTCTTCGTGCTCGACGATCGAAATCAGGTCGTCGATAACTGGCGTGAGATGGGTCTCCATTGCTTCCAGGTCGCACCCGGGAACTTCTGATGCGTTACCTCTTCATTGTGCTTCTCCTCGTCGGCTGTCACACTGGCAACTTCGAGGAGGAGTGTAACAAAGATGGATCCTGCAATGCGCCCGGGCTCGAGTGTGGTTGGGGCGGGAAGTGTCGGGTCAAAGAACCGCCGGCACCACCTCGTCGTTGCATCTACGAGTCAGAGTGCTTCTGTTTCACATGCGCAGACAAATGCGGCGACGCGGGGGTCAAGAACTGCGCCTACAGTGACACCTCAGTATGGGGGTCAAAACCCGCAGTCTGTGAGTGCAAATGAAATTCTCAGTCACCTTCAAGGACCCGGACGTCGTTCACGATGCGATTCGTGATGCTGTCAAAGAGGAAGTTGCCGCACTCGACGGTCTCGACGAGTTTGAACGGAAAAACCTCGTCGAGACCCGAGTCGAGAAGGTCTCGGACATCCTCGATAAGTGGATCACGTACGGTGAGTACGTGACCATTGAATTTGATACCGATGCTAAGATCGCAACTGTGGTGCTAGCCAAATGACACCTGAAAATCGCAAACGCATTCAGGAAGCCGCGGCGAAAGCGGGAGACGAGCTGAAGGGCAAGCTCCCGCCGCTTCCGGACTTTCCTGATCGAAATTCCTACGCTCATGTCTGGCGTGAAATCAAGGAGACGTTCGGCAAGACGTACAAGGAATGCGCGGACGATCAGGTCGACGAGATTTTAGCCGTGATCGAAAAAACTCGCTTGAATCCCAAGTGAATCATCGTGAGACGAGCTCTCGCCTATCACACTCCGGGGCCGAACGGCGGTACGTGGAGGTTCGTAGAAAACCCAACGATCGGGGATCTTCGTCTAGGACGTGAAAAGGGTGCATTGGTGTTGCGTCGAGTGGTAGAAAGAAAGGGAGGACGCGTTTATGGTGCGTGGGTCACTGATCGTGGCCGACAAATCATAGTGTTTGAATACGATGTTCAAGTACCCTAGGACTCAACACGTTCGTGGCAGCAGGTTCCAACACGGTGACCATGACCTCGAGGCCGTCCCGTGGGAAGAACTCGCAGGCAAACACCTGGTCGTCGAAGAGAAGATGGACGGTGCCAACTGCGGCATCTCGTTTTCTGAGACCGGTGAGCTGCAGCTGCAGTCGAGAGGTCACTACCTGCGAGGAGGGCCTCGAGAAAAACACTTTGACCTACTGAAACAATGGTCATCGGCTCGGCAGACTGAATTGTTCTGTGCCTTAGGCAGCCGTTACGTGATGTACGGCGAATGGATGTACGCAAAGCACACGTACTTCTACGACGCCCTCCCCCACTACTTCATGGAGTTCGATGTCCTGGACACCGAGACGAATCAGTTTTTGGACACCGCAACGCGGGGAAGGCTGTTGAACCACACGCAACAAGCGTGGAGCGTTGTTTGTCCAGTGTTGGTCATTGCTGAAGGCAAGTTCAACAGTCTGGCCGCGCTGAAAGGAATGATCACTAAGTCCAACTTCACGACCGCGGTGTCGCGATTGCGACACCTCGAAGAGGCCGCGGCTCTCGCTGGGGTCACCGCTGAAGATGCGATCAGTCACACCGATCCGTCTCCTGACATGGAGGGTCTCTACATCAAGTGGGAAGAAGGAGGCGTCGTCAGGGGACGTTACAAGTTCGTCCGAGGCTCGTTCACCAATGCCATCATGGACCAAGAGACACACTGGCACGATCGTCCGATCATTCAGAACAAATTGGTCGCTGGCGCTTTTGAGAGGATGTTTTCCTAATGCATCACACTGACTTGATCGGAGTCATAGCAGCCTTCATCGGCGCGCGGCTGCAGTACCCGAATCCACGTATCAACGGTCAAGGCAATCCTTGGGTCTCGACCATCAGCGTCGACCAGCACAAGAACAAATTCGATGATGTTCGAGTTTATTGCAATCTGGCTCAACCTGCGCTGGTGAGACAAAAGTGGTTGTGGTTGAAAGAAAACCAACACTTGAAGTCTGAAATACGAAGCTTTTACTTTCCCAACATCGACGTCTCGGCTGATGAACCCACTGATGAATTTCTTGATCGGTGTATCAAACACGACGCGATGTACTACCGCGAGGTCTATGAGGACATGGTTGCTCTGCAACCACATCTGCGAGGCAAGATTTGTCGTGCCGCAGATCACACTGAGCTGCTCTATGGGACTTTGCAAGAGGTCATTGACAAGCTCGACGAGACGGGCAGGACGAAAGAGGGTTGGCTTGAGTCCTACTGCAAGAAGTACCGCGTGGCAGATTTGAACAGCCTCAAGGAATTCATGCGCATGGTTTACGAACCGACTATGAAAGAACGGATGTCCAGCAGCGGCTGAACAGATCGTCTCTCGTGGCATAAGATTGCCATCATGGCAATGTACGCTTGGGCAACTGACATCCACCTGGATTTTCTCCGAGGTGACAATCAGCGGTTGATTCAGTTCGCTGAATCATTGATTGCGAATAATCCGACTGGGATCTTTTTGACCGGAGACCTCTCAACGTCAAGAGAGTTGATTTTTCATCTCTCGGCGATTGAAAAGGTCGTTCAACGTCCGACGTATTTCGTCTTGGGCAACCACGACTATTACGGCGGTGAGGTTGAAAAGATTCGCAAACAGATGCGTGAACTGAGCAACGTTAGCCCGTTTTTGCGGTACATGCCGACGATGCCGTACTATGCCGTCACGCCTGGGACGGCAGTCATTGGTCATGATGGTTGGTACGATGCGTATCACGGTGACTGGAAGACCAGCAACTTCGGGATGATGGACTGGAACTCGATCGCTGACTTTTACCCGATCAGGGGCAACAAGGCGTCGATTGTCACTCAGGCTCGTAAGATGGCGCTGGAAGGTGTTACCCACGTTCACAACAGCATCAAGCAGGCTGTCAGGTACCATCGCAACATCATCATTCTGACCCACTTCCCTCCCTTCAAGGAGTCACACATCCACCAAGGTCGTGTCGGCGACGACAATGCTCAACCATGGTTCACGTCAAAGATGATGGGTGACATGTTGCTCGATGCTTCGAAGGCGTTCCCCCAGACGCACTTCAAGGTTTTGGCAGGTCACACTCACGGCAAATTTGACGGCAAGATCACGAACAACCTCGAAGTTCATGTCGGCGGAGCTGAGTACAACGAGCCATCCCTACAAGGACTCGTCGAGGTATCGTGAGGATCGAGAAGGTCGGGACGGGTTATGCGATCTGCGCAGACTCGACCCAGCCTGGGACACAGGCCCAAATCAGACAGCTCGTCGGTGACGTACCACTGATCATTGCAGACCCACCGTATGGCAAGGTGGTTTCAGCTCGATGGGATCGGGTCAATACCTCAGACCACGAGTTCTGCGGTTGGATGTTGTCGTGGACACGTGTCTGGTCGGACATGCTATGTCCAGGCGGGTCTATGTACGTGTGGGGCGGGATCGGCAAGGTCGGTTTTCGACCCTTTTTCAGGTACCTTGTCAGCGCTGAAGAGCCGGGTAAATTTGAGCTCGCCAATTTGATTACTTGGAAGAAGCGACGGGGTTACGGTAAGGCACGTGATTATCTGTTCTGTCGTGAAGAATGCGCATGGTTCGTGAAAGGCGACTCGAAGCACCCTCATTGCTTCAACATTCCCCTGCTCGATGACAAGCGAGGTTACGCAGGCTATAATGCCAAGTACCCTGCGAAGTCAGAATTCCTGAGGCGAAGCAACGTTTGGGTTGAGCCCGAACTATTGCGCGGAAAGGTTCACGTTGCTCAGAAGGCACAACGAGTCATTGAAATACCGATTGAGGTACACACCAAACTGAACGATTGGGTCATTGATCCGTTTGCCGGTTCTGGGACGACAGCGTTGGCTGCCATGAAGCTCGGTCGCCGTTTCGTTGTCATTGAACAGGATGAAAAGATCTTTGAAGAGATGCTCGAAAGACTTCGAGCACACATTGTAAATGAGCAGAAGCTCGAGGTAGTGTTGAGTCATGGGAACAACGCAGAAGCAGACCAGGGTACGTGGGCAGGCAACGAAGACGAGCGGGGTTCAGCTCAAGTCGCGATCGGAAGGTCTGACGACTCAGGCGGAGGAGAAGCAGCTGGTCGGGAATCAACCAGATCCGATTCAACCGGAGAGTCCTGAGATGATCCAACGTCAGATTCAAGCGTACACTCGAGTCAAGGCGAACGCCGGATCACGTAAAGAACGTCTGACAGAGCTGATGCAGCGTCGCAGTGCCAAGAAGTGGGATCCGAAAAAGAAGGCACAGATGGTGCGTCGTCTCATGACCGCGAGTGAAGAGCTCGATCAGTCGGTTGATTTCCTCGACCAGTTGAACCATCGCCTAGAACAGATCACCACGCAGGCGACTCCGCCGATTCACATTCCGTTCGTTCCCGAGCCTGCAACGAGCGTGTGATGAGCGCATCACGTGAATTCCTAGAGAAGCGTAAGAAGGAGCTGCAGGAACAGCTCAAACCCCTTCGAAAGTTGGAGTCTGAACTCGAGGAAGTTGAGACCCTGTTGAAGGCATTGAATACTCCAAAGTACGGGGGTTGGGAGACGCCAGGTCATCCACCAGGATGTCGTTGTTATCCTCATTGCGATCCTTCACGATGACACGATTAGAGTGTGGGTGTGGCGCCGTTTTCTATCCCGGACCGCTCAAGTGTCCCCATTGTGGGAGACCATCACTCATGGCGGAGTCGAGCTCAAAAGAAGTCAGAGGTCCCTGGGATGAACACGATCTACCATCGGAACGCGTTGAGCGTCCTGTCAACGATCCCTGAAGCTAGCGTTGATCTGGTCTACGTTGACCCACCGTTCGGCACTGGACACAAGCAGACGTTGAACAGAAAGAAGGACGGTGAGGTCGTCAGTAGCATTGTTTATGAAGATCCCAACATCGATTACATGGAGTGGCTTCGAGCTCACGTAGAGGCGATTCACAATGTCTTGAAGCCAACTGGCACATTGTATCTTCACTTGGATCACCACTGGGTGCACCCAGCCAAGGTGATGGTCGATGATGTCTTTGGCGCTAAGTGTTTCTTGAACGAGGTGATCTGGGCTTACGATTACGGAGGCCGCGGCAAACGTTGCTGGCCCAAGAAGCACGACAACATCCTGGTCTACGTTAAGACTGAGGATGAACACGTCTTCAATTGGGACGCAATCCCACGTGAGCCCTACAAGGCTCCGGACATGCAGCGCGTCGGGAGGACGCCCGAGGAAGCAGAAGCTCGGATTGCCTTAGGCAAAGTTCCGACTGACGTATGGGACGTTAGCATTGTGGGGACCAACGCCAAAGAACGAAATGGATATCCGACTCAGAAGCCCGTCAAGCTCATCGAGCGGGCGGTCCTCGCTAGCTCACCTCCAGGAGGCAGGGTCGTTGATGTCTTTGCGGGTTCAGGCACGACTGGCGAGGCTGCACATAAACACGGTCGAACATTTACCCTCGCCGACATGAGTCCTTGGGCGATAGAGGTGATGAGGGAACGTTTCAAAGACATTGACGTCACCTGGATCGAGGAATGAGGGGAACCAATGTCTGTACCCATCGAAATTTCGAGTGAGGCTCTTGAGGCCTTCCGTGCTAAGGTTCGGAAGGTTCAGGGAGTACGTGCTGTCAGGCTTGGCGTCAAAGGCGGCTCGTGCAATGGGTTGCAGTACGTCATCGAATTCGATTACAATGAAGCTCGTAAGGGTGACATCGACTGGAATCCTAAGGGTTGGGACGAGCATGCTTACAGCCCGGCCACCGACGAAAAACAAGGTGGCGTCTATCGCATCAATTTTCGTGTTGACAAAAAGAGCGTGTTGTACCTGACCGGTTCACAAGTGAGCTGGCACAAGAGCCTGATGAAGGAGGGGTTTGAGTTTATAAACCCAAACGAACAATCACGGTGTGGTTGTGGTCACTCTTTCAGCGCCAAGTGAAGGTGCAAACTCGAAGGGCCTAGATATAGAATCCGAAAAGACGGATTGGAGGATACGCCTGTGTCGGCGCGTGCTTTACTTTTGAATGCTGATTGGACCCCACTACATTTTCTCCCGGACTGGAGGGCCGTGCGCCTTCTCATGCCGGACGTTCACGGTAAAATCCGTGCTGAGATTGTGTATGATTTTCAGACTGGCGAACCCGCCGTCTGGGACGAGGGGTTCACGTCTCCGGGCGCGACCCCGGATGCGCCCCTGAAGTCGTTTCCAATCCCGGCGACGTTGAGACTCAAGAAGTACGTCAACAAGAAGTGGAAGCCACCGCGTTTCCGCAAGAAGGTGCTCTTCAATCGCGACAACTGGAAGTGCCAGTACTGCGGTACCAAGTTGGGCTGGCACAATATTGAAATTGAACACGTCATGCCTTCTTCGCGAGGCGGTGAGACCACGTGGCTCAATTGCGTCTCTGCTTGCAAGCCCTGCAACAAGCGAAAGAAGAACAACACGCCGGAAGAAGCAGGCATGCCGCTGCTTCGGAAGCCTTCGATTCCGACACCTCTGCACTTTTGGGACGCGTTTAAGTCGGATGCCTGGCACCCGTCCTGGGACACGTTCATCCCTCGCAATGGTGAATGATGAGCGCCGGGCGCTTCGTCAAACAAGCACAGAGATCGGGGATGGGGCGCAAGTTCGCCCTGTCCCGTCTCAATACGTGTAGCTGTCATCCGTGTGAATACGGGTTGAAGAAAGGCCTCCGTCGTGGGCGTCGTAGGCTTGATAAGGAGATCGTGTCGCTCGAACGACGCGAGGCCGACGAAGCGCTATAGTTACACTTCAGGAGTCTTCTCGGATGCGCCTGAAGCTGAATGAACTACAAAAGCTGGTCAAAAAGACGATCGACGATGAAAAAGTCGCCGTCGCTTTGAAAGAAGAGATCGCCCGCGTTCTTGGGCCGGCGGTCATCACTGAAGGCAAGCTACACGACGTCGTTGCCTCTGCGAACGATCGTCTCGACGTGTTGGACCGGACCGGTCGCACGGGTAGCCTGGTCTGGGAATCTAAAGTCACATCACTTTGGATCAATTACTCGAACCCCGAGATTCGAAAGTTTGCCGCCCGCGTGTGTCCGGAGAAGTATCTGGACCAATTGGGAGGCGATAAGAATCCGAGCGTTCGGGCCGCGGCGGCGTCTCGCATGTCGCTGAATTCAATCCGTGAGATGATCAAACGCTTTCCAGCCGACGATCAATTGCGCAGCATCTTCCGTCAGAAGAAGTTGACGGAAGCCGGCTTAACCAAGCCCGAGACTCGACCTCTTGGTTCTGATCCGGTCGACGGCAAAGAACGAATGGGCGACCTGGCACGGACTCAACCTGGACCGGAACTGAGTGAAGCATGGTATAAATCTCATGCGTCAAAGTTTCTCCACGATTACGGACAGAACATTGAGTACGCTTGGGAAGAGACTGCTGTTCATCGCTTTTGCAGTAGCGTCAAGGCGACGTCCGGCGTCGAAATCGATGAGGGAAAGCTCCTCGAGACCATCAAAAAGCTGATCGAAGAAAAGGAAGACAGGGCCATGGAACGTGATTCGTTGAAGGAGACACTGAAGTGGCTTGAAGGCCAAGAAGAGATCGAGAGACTGCAAGAAGGG